TCTTCTTTCAATAATGGATGCTTCATGACGGAAGAGCCAAAGATTTTTATGTTCAATAATTCCTCCGATTGGACTTACCTTGATTGGATGCAGAGTAATGCCAGAAGTTTTTTGAATGAAATACCAAAGAATGTGGTTGAGTGGGTATATTCAGAGGATATGACGGAAGAAGAGAAGACCGCATACCCAACACATAAAACAACTGGCGGGTATCTGAAAGTGCTTGATGAATCGGAATGTGCTCAGTTATGGTGGGATGGTTTACCAGATTATAAGAAAGATACAATCAGAGATTTACCGAATTTTGATCCTGAAATTTTCAAACAGTGTACGGGTATTACAGTATGACGATTCCGGAATTAATGGAGCACCAGAAGAAAGCGCTTGATCTGACAGAAAGTCATAATCGGGTAGCTTATTATCTGGATATGGGGCTTGGTAAAACTTTTGTCGGCGCCGAAAAGATGTATCTGTTGAATAATGACGTTAATCTGCTGATCTGCCAGAAATCAAAAATTGATGATTGGATAGAGCATTTCAATACATACTACCCGGACTATTCCGTTTTTGATCTGACAAAGAAAAATCAGGCGGTCAGATTCCGGGAACTGATTGAAACAGATAAGTTTTATGACTTTGATGTGCAGATTGTGGGAGTGATTAACTATGATTTGGTTTTCAGGCGGTCATATATCGCTCATATACACAATTTCACACTGGTACTTGATGAAAGTTCCCTTATTCAAAATGAGACGGCGAAACGGTCTAAATTCATTTTAAAGCTGAACCCGGAAAGCGTGGTGTTATTATCCGGCACGCCGACGGCGGGAAAGTATGAACGGTTATGGTCACAATGTAAGCTGCTTGGTTGGGATATTTCTAAAAAGGCATTCTGGAATTCGTATGTTGACACTAAATGGGTGGAGCAGGGTGAGTTTAAGCGTGAGGTGGTTATTGGATATAAGAATGTGGAGCACTTGAAAAAGAAACTTGCCGGGCTTGGGGCTGTATTCATGAAAACAGAGGAAGTAATGAACTTACCTGAACAGGTTGAACAGAGTATATATTTGAAATCAACGAAAGAATACAGATATTTCATGAAACATGGATATCTGGATCTTGATCTGCGGAATCTCTGCCAGTTTAAAGATGATTCAGATTTTTATGGTGAGGATATTACTCCGCATGTTGAATTAATCGGTGATAACTCACTTACAAAAACTCTGTATGCGAGACAGCTTTGCGGTCAGTACCATAGAGAAAAATTAGAAGCATTCAGAGATTTGGTTGAATCTACGGAAGATCGTTTGATTGTGTTCTATAACTTTAAAGAAGAACTTCACAGGCTGAAAGCAATATGTGAATCACTTCATAGAGAAGTCAGTTTTGTAAATGGTTCAGGGCGTTCAATGTACGCCTACGAAGAAATATCTGACAGTGTGACGTTCATCCAGTATCAAGCCGGGGCAATGGGAGGAAATTTTCAAAAAGCGAATAAGGTGATCTATTATACATTACCGCTGGGGAAGGGCTCCTGTGACCTTTGGGAGCAGTCAAAGAAGAGGGTACACCGTATAGGCCAGGACAATACGTGTTTTTATTATTATCTGTTGGTCAACGGGAGTTTTGAAGAAAAGAACCTTGCCGCATTAAAGGAAGGAAAGGAGTTAACGGATGAATTGTTTGAAAAATATGATTCTTAGATCACTTGCCGCATTGAATTTTGTATCGTTTATGATTTTCATGTGTCTGGTGGATTCTGAAAGCAGGATTTTTCTGATCATATGCCTGTTCAATATTACATGGCTGGAAGTATTCTTTTATGTTAATTCCAGCTATTTTATGAAGGGTGTTAGGAGGGATAACAAAAAGGAGGTACGAAGTAATGGCAGCAGAGAAGCAGTTTGAAAACAAAGTAAAAAAATATTTGAAAAGTAGATGCTGCTGGTCTTTGAAGTACTGGGGCGGAGCGTCTTACACGAAAAGCGGTATTCCAGATCTGCTGGTATGCTGCAGCGGAAAGTTCATAGGCATTGAACTGAAAGCACCAAAGGGAAGGCCGTCACCTTTGCAGATTTATAATCTCAGAGAAATCGACCGATCAGGAGGCTATGCGATTTTACTTTACCCGGATGATTACACATTGTTTCAAGAATTGATTCAGTGCATACAGGTTGAAGATTGGAGAATGGTAGAGCGTAATTACAGTTTACTGAAATCGAAGTGGGAGCACTTTGAAAATAAATTGAAAAGAGGAGAATAGAACAATGGCAAAAAATGAAGTTATGAACAATACGTCAGTAAATGAACAGACTGAGGGGGCTGCGGAAGCTGTAGAAAAAGCAATGAATTACAACTATCCAGATATCATCAGGGAAGCATTGCTGAAAACAGGGAGGGATGGTGTGCTTGATCTGATTGGATATATGCGTGAGATTGGATTTTTTGACGCCCCGGCATCTGGCGGCAACCATTCACAAGAGTCTGGCGGTCTTGCGGCTCACTCAGTCAATGTCATGTTTTGTGCGGAAAAGATAGGGGTTGCCCTGCTTGGAAGTGCAGGATACAACGAAGTGCAGGAAAATGTAGTCATTGCCGCATTACTGCATGACCTGGGTAAATGTGGTGATTATGGAAAAAAACTTTATATTCCAAATATGATCCAGGATGGCAGACCCACGAAAGCAAATCCGGAACAGAAGTATAAGCAGTCAGAAAAGAAGCCATGGAAGCGTAATCCAGATTTACTTCCTCTGGATCATGCGACCAGATCCATCAAATTGGCAACGCTGTTTATCGATCTGACAGAAGAGGAAGAATTTGCTATTCGCTATCATGATGGACTGTATGAAACTGCAAATTATGGAGTCAAAGGGCATGAGACACAGCTTTATATGATCCTGCATTGGGCTGACATGTGGGCGTCCAGGATTATTGAAGAAAACGCTGGGGAAGGAGAAGAGTAAAAAATGAGCAGTGCAAAAAATCACAGAATCAGAAGTCATCGCAGTTATCGAAGTAGTGTTTCTGCTGCTGAGCGGTTTCAGCAGAATCAAGTTGTAAAATATGCGGCTAATAGAGCGATGAAAGAAAAGAGAAACATTTTCGCTATGTTTATGGGATTGTTAAAGAAGGGAGAAAGATAAAATGGCACAGATGGTTTTAGTTATGGGAGAATCAGGAACAGGAAAAAGTACAAGCATGAGGAATTGCGATCCGGCAACGACAGCAGTTGTGAATCCGGTAGGTAAGCCGTTACCGTTCAAGAATCATTTTGAAATGCTGAACAATGAAACAGATGCAAGAAAGATCTGCAAATATATGAAGGAACAGGCGGCGGCAGGTAAAAAGCTGATTGTGGTGGATGATTTTCAGTATATCCTTGCAGTGCCATACATGAACCGCATTAAAGAAACTGGATGGGACAAGTATAATGACTTCGGATCAAATTATTTTGAAATTATCAGCGTATGCAAAGAACTTCCTGACGATGTGGTTGTCGCATATATGACCCATTTGGAAACGCTTGACAGTGGTCTGGTTACAGTGAAACTGATTGGTAAACTGCTACGTGAGAAGATTACGATTGAAGGACTTTTCACAGTAGTACTCAGAACCGGGGTAAATGAAGCAAAGTATTACTTCTATACTCAGAACAGCGGGAAAGATACGGTAAAATCACCACTGGGAATGTTCAAATCATATGCTATTGACAATGATCTGAACTATGTAGCAGATAAAATACGCAATTTCTATGAAGTAGGCGATTATACGTCTGATGCTGAAATGGAGCAGGCAGATGCGGCAGTTGCCGCCGATATTGAAAAACCTGACACCAACGGCAGGAGGACAAGATCTGGCAGAAAAACTAAAACGGAAATTTCAACACCAGCAGATCTTGAGCAGACGGAACAGGAGACTCGTGAATCTAACACTGAACCTGTTGAACATCCTAAAAAGACAAGAACAAGAAAGACACGTGCGGAAGTTCAGCAGGAGAATGATAAAAAGGTCGGAGACTATATGCAGGAATGTGACAACGCTGTTACGGGGGTATGCGGGGATGCGGAAGAAGTGCCCTTTGAGGAAGCGTCTGCGGCTATGGAAAATGTGCCGAAGTCGGACTTGCAGAAGCCGCCGCGCAGGACACGTAAAGAAAGAAACGGTGAACAACCTGCGAAAACGGAACTTCAAGCAACGAATAAAGAAAAGGATTCGAATGAATTAGAATCATCTACTGAGCAGAACACAGATGAAACAATGAATCCGCCTGAAGCGCCCAGAAGGCAGAGACGTAGAAGAACCTGAGGATGTGTGGTGATAAATGATGGCTTATCTACCAACGAGCTATATGGAAAAACCAATGATGTATGATTATGATCGAGATGAAAATAGTACACTTCGATATTTGGAGGATCTGAAACGGTGGAAACAACATTGTACAGAAATGAGAGATAGAAATTGGCATAATCAGTGCGAATATAAAAGTAGACATTGGAAAAATGGTAGAACAAAAAGTATAAAAAGAAAGGTTAAAAAGGTAAATAGAATGGCAGTTGATTTTAGCGCTTTTGATCAGAAAGTGAATTTGGATGCTTTGCAGAAGGAAGTTGCAGAAGCGAAAGAGAATGAATTTGAGGATGTGCCAGATGGTACATACATTGTCGGTATTGAGAAATTGGAGATTAAGCCTACCAAGGCGGGAGATAAGCTGATGTTTGCAGCACAGTGCAAGATCAAGGAAGGTGAATATAAGAACAGAATGATATTCTTCAACCGGGTGATCAGCGGAAATAAGAATTCTGAAACATGGAATGACGGAAAGGCGATCAAATCTGTCATCACATGGCTGGATAAACTGGAAACAGAGACGCTTCCGGAATTTGTTAATTACGGAGATTTTGCAGATTGCGTTCTGGACATCTTCCAGGAGATCCAGGGTAAGGTAGAGATGGAAATTGACTATACCAGTAAGGGGTTCAATCCGATCAGCATCAAAGAAGTCTTTGATTGCTAAATAGTGAGGCGGTGACGTTTTGGTAGCACCTGCGTTACCGCCTTTTTAAGGTGGGAAGTGTATGATTTTTTATGATTTTGAAGTATTTAAGTTTGATTGGCTGGTCGTATGCGTTGATATGGTCAAGAAAACAGAACATGTGATAATTAATAACCCTGCTGAACTTAGGGAGCTATATGAGCAAAATATAAGAAATATATGGGTGGGATTCAATAACAGACACTATGATCAGTACATCATGAAGGGAATTCTGCTGAATCTTGATCCAAAGAAAATAAATGACTGGATCATTGTCCGGAAAAAAGAGGGCTGGCAGTTTTCTGGGGCTTTTAATAAGGTTCCGATGATTAACTATGATGTGATGCCGAATCCGCCGGTTGGTTTGAAAACAATGGAAGGTTTTCTTGGTTCAAACATCAAGGAAACAGAAGTTCCATTCGATATAGACAGACCGCTGACACAGCAGGAAATTGATCAGACCGTGTTTTACTGCAGGCATGATGTAGAAGAGACTATAAAAGTATTTATGCAGACTGTAGATACTTTTGAAGCAATGCACGGTATTATTCAGGCCTTCCCAGATATGGTCAGCCTGTCAAATATTGGTGACAGTGAAGCCAGAATTACTGCAAAGGTTCTTGGATGCTGTAAAAAAGAATGGGATGATGAATTTGAATTTTTCTTTTTGCCATGTATCCAGTTAAAGAAATATAAATGTGTTCAGGAATGGTTTGAACAGAAAAGGCAGGAAGCGCTGAATCTTGGAGTACAGCAGTACAGCGATAATGAAAAAAGGGCATGGTATAAAACGCAAAGTTTTAAAATCACAGTCGCTGGTATTCCTCACACATTTGGTTTTGGAGGCCTGCATGGTGCTGCTGAAAAGCCGGTTCATTTTAAAGGCGCGTTATATCATGTTGATGTGAATAATTACTATCCATCCATGCTGATTGCCTGGCAGTTAGTAACGAGGTCCGCAACCAATGACAATTATACAAAAGTATATAAGACCAGAAAGGCATTGAAATATAAGCAGACTCATGCCTCAACAAAGATAGAAGCAAAGAAATGGAAAAAAGCACAGTTACCCTATAAGAAAATGTTGAATGCGCTTTCCGGAGGAATGAAGGATAAGACCAATGCAGCATATGATCCCAGGAACAACAACTGTATGTGCATTAATGGCCAATTGATGCTGCTGGATCTGATAGAGCATTTGGAAGTAATTCCAGAGTTCCGTTTAATTCAATCAAATACGGACGGCCTGATCGTGCAGGTGCCAGATACAGACGAAGCATTTTCCATGATGGATGATATCTGCTGGGAGTGGGAACAACGATGCAGTACAGATCTATGTGAGATCCTGCTTGAGCTTGACTGCATACATGAAATTTATCAGAAGGATGTAAATAATTATCTTTGGATTGATCTGGATGGTGGAGTCGAGAGAATCGGAAAATATTTGAAAGAGCTGTCACCAATAGACAATGATCTCCCGATTCTAAATAAATCTTTGGTAGAATATATGGTTCATGGCACGCCGGTTGAATATACTGTGAACGCCTGTGATGAACTGATTATGTTTCAGAAGTTGGTGAAATTATCGGATAAATATAAATGGGTGGAACATGAACATTGTATACCGATAGAACGTAAAAGAGGCGTGAGGGTGATAAAAACATATTATGAATACCCACAAACAATCCGGTACACCTATAAATCATACAGGGTATTTGCTTCCAATGATTTTAGAGACGGCAGACTTTTAAAATGTGGGGGGAAACGTGGTAAACCAGAAAAGTTTGCAGATACTCCTGAGCATTGCTTTATATATAATGATGCAGTTGATGATAGTGTAAAAGTGCCGGATCAACTGGATAGACAATGGTACATAGATGAGGCGAAAAAGCGATTAAAACAATTCGGTGTTATGACATAATACCGGAAAGGCAGGTAGTCAGAGTGCTTTATAAAGGCTATATAGAAACTAAGGGGAAACAGGCAATTGAAAAATTTAAAGGGAAACGTGACTTCAAAACCTATGAGGAAGTGAAGAATCTGAAAGGTTTTGGCGGTGTTCTTGCTGATGATATCATCCTGCTTGATATTGATGATCCAGAACAATCTGAAATCTTAATGAACATTGTGGAAGAATACCAGCTTAACTGTCGGGTATACCAGACTTCCAGGGGACGGCATTTTTTATTCAAAAATCACAGTATTGCAAGGAACAGGACTCATGTACCGCTTGCAATCGGGTTGACTGCAGATATTAAACTGGGATCACGTTCATCTTATGAAGTAATTAAGATGAACGGTAAAGAACGTTTTATCGAATGGGATGTTGAACCAGATGAAGAATATCAGGAAATACCGAAATGGCTGTTCCCGGTTAGAGCAACTGTTGAATTTATTAATATGGATGCGGGAGATGGGAGAAATCAGGCGCTGTTTAACTATATATTGACCTTGACCGCTAATGATTTCAGCATGGATGAAACAAGGGAAGCGATCAGGATTTTAAACAGATTTGTTTTCAAGAAATCACTTTCAGATGAAGAAATAGAAGTGATCTTGCGGGATGAATCTTTTCAGAAACCTGTGTTCTATAATGGCGCTACATTTCTGTTTGATCGTTTCGCAACTTACATGAAAAACAATGCGAATGTAATAAAAGTGAATGGACAACTTCATATTTATCATGACGGTGTATATGTAAACGGTTACAAGCATATTGAAACAGCTATGATTCAGCAGATCCCTAATCTAAAAAAGACACAGCGCAGAGAAGTGCTGGACTATATGGAATTGATCGTTGAAGAGAAAGCGACGGCGGATGCACGATATATTGCTTTTAAAAATGGCATATTGGATATTGTTACAGATACGCTAATACCGTTCACCTCAGATCTGGTCATAAATAATAAAATACCATGGGATTATAATCCAGATGCTTATTCTGCACTGGCAGATAATACTTTGGACAAACTGAGCTGTGGCAATGAAGAAATCAGGCTGTTGCTGGAAGAATGTATTGGATATTGTTTCTACCGAAGGAATGAATTAGGTAAGGCATTTATTCTGACAGGAGATAAAAGCAATGGAAAAAGCACATTTCTGGATTGCGTAAAAGCAATTCTTGGTGAAGATAATATTTCAGCCCTTGATCTTAAAGAACTAGGTGACAGGTTCAGTACTTCAATGATGTTTGGAAAACTTGCTAATATCGGTGATGACATCGGTGATGATTTCCTGCAGGGATCCCAGGTAGCAACGTTCAAAAAAATTGTCACAGGAAACCGAATCAAAGCAGAAAGAAAAGGCCAGGATCCTTTTGATTTCGACCCATATATTAAACTGCTGTTTAGCGCCAATGATATTCCCAGAATGAAAGACAAGACAGGAGCTGTGTTGCGTAGACTGGTCATTATTCCGTTTAATGCAAGTTTTTCAAAAACAGATCCAGACTACAATCCATATATCAAATATGAACTGATTGAACAAAATTCAATAGAATATTTAATCAGAATAGGTATTGAAGGATTAAAGAGGATCATTAAAAATAACGAGTTCACTAAATCTGAACAGGTTCAACAGCAGTTAGATGAATATGAAAATGAAAATAATCCCATTAAGGCTTTTATTGAAGATTGTGGTGTAGAGCTGATAGAGAATCAGCCTACCAATGAAGTATATAAGCGTTATCAGGTATTTTGTGCTGATAATAGCATGAGTCCAATGAGTAACATTGTATTCAGTAAACAGATAAATAAGAGGTTAGGTTTAGAAATATCCGTTGTGAGATTGGATAATAAAACAAGGCGTATTTTTGTGAAAAATTAGTATTTTAGAAGGTGCAAAGTTGATGATTGATTATGAACAGTTTATCGAAAAGAAAAACTTTATATTAAGCAGTAGCGGTTTTGATGTTGATACGTCAAAAATGAATCCGGTTATGTTTGATTTTCAGAAAGATATTGTACGGTGGGCTTTGAAGAAAGGCAGGAGCGCGATTTTTGCAGATTGCGGGATGGGAAAAACACTGATGCAGTTGGAATGGGCACAAAAGATATACGAGCATACGAAAGGAAATATATTAATTCTTGCCCCGCTATCGGTTGCGTCCCAGACAAAAAAAGAAGGTGAGAAGTTTGGGTATGCTGTAACAATCTGTGAATCACAAAGCGATGTTCAAGAAGGGTTGAACATTACCAATTATGAGAAGCTAGACAAGTTCCAGTGCAATGAATTTACTGGCATAGTGTTAGATGAAAGCAGCATATTGAAATCTTTTACGGGAAAGATCAGGAACCAGATTATAAGCTATTTTTCAAAAACGCATTATAAATTAGCTTGTACTGCTACACCGGCCCCGAATGATTTTATGGAACTTGGGAATCATTCAGAATTTCTGGGAATTATGACCAGAAGTGAAATGCTTTCTATGTATTTTGTTCATGACGGCGGCCAGACCTCTAAATGGAGATTGAAGAGACATGCTGAGGCTGTTTTCTGGCAGTGGATGGCTTCATGGTCCGTATTTATTGATAATCCTGCAAACCTGGGATATCAAGTACAGGGATATGATCTGCCAAAACTGAATATCTACCAGATCATAGTAGATGCCGATGAACCCAGCACAGATTCACTTACGTTAACGCAACGGAGAAAAGCAAGGAAAGAAAGTCTTGAACTGCGATGTCAGAAAGCTGCGGAATTGGTAAACAGCAATGATGAACAGTGGATTGTATGGTGTGATTTGAATGCCGAAAGTCACAGGCTTTGGGAGTTATGTGAGGATTCATGGGAAATAAAAGGATCAGACAAACCGGCCTACAAGACGGAAACCATGCTTGATTTTTCTGCTGATATGATTAAGTGCCTTGTAACAAAGCCGTCTATCGCAGGATTCGGTATGAACTGGCAGCAGTGTCATAACATGATTTTTGTTGGTCTGTCCGATTCATATGAGCAGTATTATCAGGCATTGAGGAGATGTTGGAGGTTTGGACAGACACAAGAGGTCAATGTTTATATAATCATTTCTTCGAAGGAAGGATGTGTTAAGGAAAACATTGAACGTAAAGAACAGGATAACCGAAAGATGCAGAAAGAGATGATTGAATTGACTAAGGAAATCACAAAAAAGGAATTGAAACAGACTTGCAGATTGGTAAGTCCATATGAAGCGAAAGTATCTATGTTGTTACCAAATTGGGAGGAATTTGAATATGAAGATCTTAGACCAGCGAATTGAAGAATTTTATTCATTGTATCATGGGGATTCCTGTGAAGTAGTGAAGGGGATCCCTGATGATAGTATTCATTACACGATATTTTCTCCGCCGTTCTCTTCACTTTATACATACTCCAACAGTGACAGAGATATGGGGAATAGTAGGAATGACGATGAATTTTATGCGCATTTCACATATTTGGTGAGGGAATTATATCGGATTACAATGCCTGGGAGACTTCTTAGCTTCCACTGTATAAACATCCCTCTGATGAAGCAGAGAGATGGTGTTATCGGCTTAAAAGATTTCAGAGGGGAACTGATTAAAATTTTTGTTCAAGCAGGATTCATATTTCACAGCGAAGTATGTATATGGAAAAATCCCGTCACGGAAATGCAAAGGACAAAAGCATTAGGGTTGCTGCATAAGCAGATAAAAAAGGACTCGTCCATGAGCAGGCAGGGGATTCCGGATTATGTAATTACTATGCGGAAGCCGGGGGAAAATCCGGAACCAATTGAGCATACCAATGATACGTTTCCGGTTAATCTGTGGCAGAAATATGCATCACCTGTTTGGATGGATATCAGACAGTCAGACACTTTGCAGAAAAAATCCGCGAGAGCAGAAGCGGATGAAAGGCATATCTGTCCATTACAGTTGGAAGTGATTAAAAGGTGTATATGTTTGTGGACGAATCCGGGAGATATTGTACTTGATCCATTTACGGGAATAGGGTCATCAAATTATATGGCGCTGAGGTTAGACAGGAGGACGGTAGGGATTGAACTGAAAGATTCCTATTATGTACAGGCTGTGGCCAATTGTGAAATGGCCATGGATGAACCGATTATTGATGTTTTTGTGGAAGAGGTGTGAAATTGTACAAAAACAACGAAGGGTATGCTGATCCAACGGCATGTACAGCTATAGATACGGCAGCTAAAAAAGAACAGGAAATTGAAAAGCTGAATCATAAGGTCATTCAATCATTCAAGTTGCTGGTGGAGCTGGCAGGTTTTGAAATTGTTGGGAGGATAACTCTTAAACACAGGAAGTCAGGAAAAATATTTAGGTAGTTGTTGTATGTTACGGTTGAAATTACGGTTCATTATGGTTGAACGTTACGGTTGAACCTCAGTAATGGCGGGGGTGTTACGGTTCGTTACGGTTGAAAGCGAAGTTTTTATTATTTTAATTTCTTAAATAAAAAAAATAATAAGAAAAATAAAAAATATAAATATATAGTAATATAGAGCGCAACCGTAACCGTAACATCCGTAACATCCAGTAACCACAAGGGCTAGAGCCCTGTTACGGTTCATTTT